TAGAGATTGAGGCCATTAGCCACGTGCGCCCCCTGCCACGTTACGTTTCACTGCCAGGCATACCAAGTGCCGGGCCCCGATGCTAGCCCCGTCGTCGTGTCTCCCCAGCACGATCGCATCCAACACCTGCCCGTCTACTGACAGCAGACGGTCTCCCCTCTGGGCTTGCGCCCCGATGCTGCGAACAGGCACCCAAACAATGATGTCCGCCCGCTGCATGTCCCCGGCTGTGCTGGGGTCCACCATAGGGGAAACATCCTTGTAGTCCACTTGACCCCAGGCCTCCACAACGGTGCTAACCGGGTCTCCCATAGGCCGGCCGAATTCGTCAAGCGTTGCGCCAGCCCGGTCGTACAGGCGAAGGGAAAGGCGGCGTCTGTGGATGATTGGGCTCACTTCCACCCCCGCTTTTGGGCCAGCGCTATGGCGTGCTCCAAGAAAGCGATCTCGTTCACATATGACGCAGCACCGGGGGCGTTCTTGGTGTCCTGGGTGTAGTTGCTTTTGCCCGTGGATTCCTGCGTCAGCAGGCTTGCCTCGGGGACTGCGGTAATGGCCCGCCATGCCGTAAAGTACGCCCGCAGTAGGATGAACCGTTCCACGTCCTGGCGCATGGTGCCCAGGTACACCAACGCAGCACCGGCATCCAATGCCGTCTCCGGTACATGCCATTCGTCGAGTGCGATCGCTCCGGATTTGCCGCGCTGCGCAACGACAAGAAGTTGCTCGTTTGTGGCGTCCCAAAGCATGTCCCCGCCATGCCACGGAACGGCAGGCGTCACCGCCGGAAGGATGGTCCCGCCGGCAGCCAAGGCAACGTCCAATACCAGTTCTGTCCCGAGTGCTACAGACCCCCTCCCACAAAGGCCCAGAAGGCCGGTAACAGCGCAGTACGTGTCGGCACCGTATCCACCCGCATTGGTCACAATCGCCTTGCCTGCTGCCCACTGGTAGTCGGTGGGCGCATAGGCCACACTGCCACGAGTCATGCTGGTCATGGTCAGCACCTGGGTCGGAAGGTAGAGGTCCACGTCGTCGGCTGGCGATACCACTTCCACCGTCGTTGACTGCGGGTATACGGCCCCCCCCAGTTCGGCAGTGAGTAGATCCGTTTCCATCTCTGCGGCAGCGGACAGGGCCGCAAGTACATCCGAATCGTACCCGTAGCCTGTGCCGTTTTGGATCTCTAGTTCAACCCCCAAAAGGGCCTTGCGGAGGTGCTGGGTTTGGGTGGCTCTTGCGTAGATTCTGGACACTTGGGGGCCTCCCTCTAAACGGGGACACCGCCCCGGACTTTGCGATTGCCAATGACGGTCGTTGTCACCTGGGTCCACCCCGGTGCAGATGCCAAGATCTTGTGGGTCGGAGACCCCTCTTCACAAGTTCGCTCGTCGCCTTGCTGGCCCCGGAAGGCCACCTTGTCGGTGATGCTCTGGACCACAGACAGCGCCACAATGCATCGGTACGTCAACAGCCTTGGTCCAGCCGAGGGGGATGCCTCGCTGTTACGACAGCCGGAAGTTGAACGGGGGGCAGGAGCCGAAGCCCCTGCCTGTTTCCCTTTGCTTTGGTGCGCCGTCCTCAAGGTCCAGCCCTCGCCTATGCGCTGCGCTTCTTGCGAACGTTCTTGATCATCACGACGCTCTGCGGGTCTTCAATCACCATATCGACGTGGTCGTACTTGGTGATCTTGAGGGCGTCCACGTCGTCGTCGTACTTCACGGTCAGTCGGACCGAGTCGTGTATGACGAACGTGAGGTTCTTCGGGTCCGTGAGGAGGATGCTGCCACCCTCGTACACCGTGCCACCGGCCGCAGCGTTGGCGCCGTTGGTCGTAGCACCCGACACGAGACCGCCGCCAGAAGAGGCAGGGGTCAGCGTCAGGTAGGCGCTGTTGGCGATCGACGTCACGGTGATGACCGAGGCCGCTCCGGGGGTCGCACCCGAAGTAATCAGCAGGTACCCGTCCCACGAGCGGGCCAGGTTCTTGCTGTAGGCGGCGTTGATCAAGGCTGCGATCTGCGTGGCGTATACGAGGCCCGCCGGGATCGTGATGGTTTTGTCCACCGCATCGATCGTGAACCGCATCTTGTCGTTGCTGCCGGCCGTGATTTCCCACGGGCCGGTAGTCGACGAAATGACCTGAGCAGGCGTGGCGGCCTGGGTGACAACGGCCTTGCTGTTGGGCAGGCAGTTGACGTCGAGGTAGCCCACGCCAAAGATGTCCCCGGCGTCGACGTTCTGCGGCTGGCTCACGTACGTTCTGGCAGCGAGGTCGCCACCCTTGGCACGAGCCAAACGCTTGAAGTCGCCACGGAGGCCGATGTTCATCATCCACGCGAGCCGGGCGCTGCGGGCGTAGCCGGGGACGGAGTCCAGGGCCTCTTCCAGCAGATCCTCGGTCATGTAGCCGCCACCGGCGTCGATGACCATGCCAGACTCGGCCAGCTTCACGAAGCCGTCGTTGCTCCGGCGGAGGTATCCGTACGGGGTGTTGATGGCGGCGTACGTGGTGGCGTCACCGTTGAAGGCCAGGTCTTCCCAGTCCAGAGCGTTGCGCTCGCGAGACATCGCCATGATGGCGTCCTCAAGCGAGTTGTAGCCACCGGCTGCGTTGTACAGGGCATCGATGTCCACGATGCTGCGGCTGCGGAGCTTCTTGGCCTCGTAGCTGACAGAATCGAGGAGCACTTTCCCGGTCTCGGTTCCATCCTCGGGAGCTTCGGCAGCTCGGGTGATGGGGGAGGTGAGGTGCAGGCGCCCGATCTTGCCCCGAACTTCCTTCACGGTCTCGACCCGGATCAAGCCTTCCTTCAGCACGGTGGACACGCCACGCAGGAGGCGCAGGTATTCACCGAACTGGGCCGGCTCAAGCTCGGCGCCGTTGCGCTCCACGTCGGACGTGGTGAGGGACTTCTTGACGGCCCTCTTGAATTCGTCTTTGGACTTCAGGATCTCTTTGAGTTGTACACCAAGGTTCATCTGCCTACCTCCATACAAGTTGGCCCGTTAGCGAAAGAGAGTGCCGGCGAAGACGCTTCCCTTCTCTGCCTTATCGTCGCCAGTCGCAGCACCGGGGCGTGACGTGGCGATCTGCTGCTCCATGCCGGCCAACTTGGTCTGCACGGTCTCACCCATGGTCTTGACACTGGCCTGAACGCCTTCCACTGCGGCGGCGGTTGCGCCGTGCGCCGTGGTAATAGCTGTCAGACCCTTTACCGCTTCTTCGATGGATGCGGCCTTGGCTGCGCCGTCTGCCTCCAAGGCGTCCACCCTGGCCACAAGGGCGGTGACCTGCTCGGTCAACGCTGCGATGGTGGCTTCGGTGGCCTTCATCTTGTCGTCGGAGGCGATGGCGATGGCCTCTTCAACAGGTGCACCCTCTGCGGGGTCCTGGGCTGCGTCGCCTGCCTGGGTTGCCCCGGCGGCGGCCTCGTCCGCTTCCTCGGTTTCCAGCAAGGTGGCCTTGTCGTCGAGTTGCGTGGCAACCGTCAGGATGGCCTCCTTGGCGGGAGTGTCCTCAGTCTCGATGGCACGGAGTGCTTCTGCGCACGTCCGCAGGAAAGCGATCATTGCATTCATGCCCTTCTTGCCTCCATGTATAGCGCCGAGCGCTTTCATTGCGGCCAAGCGCTTCTGGAGTTCACCGTCTTGTTTGACGGCAACTTCACGCATGGACTTCACGAACCAGCCCAGCACCTGGGCCTTCTCCTGCACTGGGACGCTGGTCATGGACAGTTCAACGAACCGTTCCCACGACATGATCGTCCACGACATACCGGACGGTGTGTTGGACATCAGAATATCGCCAGCGATGGCATGAATCGAGAAGCCCTTGAGCCGACCGTCCTTGATCTTCTCAATGGACTCGGCGTCCATGATCTCGCAGACAACCTTGGCCGCTGGAGTGCCGTTGTCGTCCAGCAGAATGGCCTCACGAATCAGACCGATCTCTTTGGACCCGTCGTGACCGTGGAGCACGACTCCACCGATCATGAGTTCGCACAGTTGCTTCATGGCCTCTACAGAGATCTTGTCCCCATAGGTGTCTTCAGCGCCGTGGCTGGCGATGCCCTCGACGAAGAACTTACCTTCGGCGTTGGCTTCGGCCTTCTGGAACGAGAAGTCTGCATGGAAATTGAGCTTTCGCTTCATGGGCTACCTCACTGGCTCATCATACTCACACGGTGTGAACTGTCGAGATCTCAATTCTGACTCAGGATCTGGACCTTTCCGGGCCCTGTAATGGACAGCACCAAGTCCCCGTATTCGGATGGCATGGTGACGATCGCTTCCGTCACCAACAGCAGAGCGTCCCGCTCAAAGGCTGCGTCGGAATCGTAGGCATCGGCCCATTCTACGAGTTCGTTCATGGTGCCCACCTCAGTTTGATCTGCCCAGGTTTCAGCGTGCGCAGCCAGGATACGATCGGGGGCAACCCGTCGTGCGTTATGGCCAGGTTGGCGGCCAGCGGCTTGGTGGCCAAGTCTGCGGCAACGTGTGGGGTATGCTTCCCCATCCATGCACCGAACGCCTTGGCTTCCTTCTCTGCCAACGAGTAGTCCTTCCATATGCCAACGGCGCCGGCCGAGACCTTTTCGTACGCAAGCGGGATCTCTACAGACAAGGCCACCTGTTCAGCCGTAGCCATGGCACGAGCGCCTTTCGATAGGCGGTCCCACAGTGGGAAGGGCATCCGAACACGTCCGGTATTTGTAGCGGCCATGGCAAGCCCTTCCTGCGTACCTGTAAGAGCCACGGTCATGACTTGCTGCCCAGCGGACGACCACGCGCTCATGGCCTTCCACCCTTGCCCGATATTGGCCACGGACATGGAAGCCTGAATGAACCCCGCTTCCAAGGCACCCGGTAACAGCATTCGTTCCAACGCACCCTGCGAAGGCGTAGGTACGCCAGAAGGCAAGGACGGCTGCGGAAGCATGTCTATAAGGGGTTTGCCTTCCGGGCGCTGCTGTGGGGCAGCCCAGACCTTCGCATTCTCTTCCTGCACCGTTGTCCTGGTCCGGCTTGCCTCTACCGACTGCATGGAAGGGACCAGTTCGCAACGACAGCGTCCGTGCACAGGAGGAACGTAGGCCCCGGCAGCTTCGACGTTATCGATGCTTCCCACCGAGATAGGCCCGGTGCTGGTCGAAATGCTGTAGTTCGCCGGCGTGTCGTCCTTGCCCGGTGTACCGCCGATCCATGGCATGGCGTCGATGAACTCATCGGGTGTCTTGGAGGCCAGTGCCCGTTGAATCAGGGCATCTGTGCTTTCTGTGGAGAATGTTCGCCCGTTCAACTCGCCGCAGATCCAACAGGTTCGCTCGTCCAGCATGGAGAAGAACTCAAGCACCTCGATTTCCAGGTCGATGGCCTCTTGCACTTGGGAGAAGGTCCGGCTTCGGTTCAGCCCGGCGCTGGCAATGACGTCCCACCTGCCACGGTCTGCGGCGTATTGACTGCCCAGGGCGTCCTTGAGCATCTTCCCGATCTCTTCGCGGCCCAGGCCCTGGTTCAGCCCACCTTGCACGATCTTGGCAATCATAGGGTCCAGGTTCCGCCCTGGCCCTTCCTTGACCCAGTACAGCGCATGGCTATCAAGCATCCTCAGTGCTTTGGTGTCTTTGAGATTCCAGTCGATGGCCATTTTAGCACCCGCAGACTTGCGGGCCCTGGCCTTGCCCAACGTGGCCGCCTGGGCCATGGCCTTCCCTGTCTCTGCACGCACAGCATCAGCCACTGGCTTACCGATCTTGGCCGTTGCCCACGCATGGAACGCAGCAGAAGCATCGGCGGACAGCCCGATGGGGCCATTCGCTACTTTTGCGAGGTTGCCTGGGTCAGACAGGAATTCAAATAACGCAGTCGCCTGTTTTGTCCCCAGTTCCGCCTTGGCCTTCTTTGTGAAGGCTTCGTACAGTGCAGACGACAGATCGGCTTCCGCAATCGACTTCTTGCGTCCTGCCAAGACGTCGATGCAGAGGTCCAAGTGGTAGGGCAAGGTGTGCTTGATGCGCAGCGGCATTAGTCATCCTCGCCCGACTTTGCGGCCCGGATGATGCGCCCCATGGAACGCACTTGTTCGGCAAAGGCCGAGGCCTGGGCTGGCGTGGGGTCCGCCTTCTGCCTGAGTAGGGCGAGTGGGACGTTGGCCAAGTCGTCGTCGGTAATGGGTTCCCACCCGAACGTCTCCCGCAACTCGTTGATGCTCACCGCACCGGTATCGGCCTCCACTCTGGCCTGCTCGGCTGTCTCCGCCTTGTCTGTACTTTGCTGCCGCACGAAGTGAATTTGCAGAGCTGGGTGAAAGCGCTTGGCGATAGGGGCAAGAGCCCCCTCCCACAGTTCGGCGGTCGGCCAGAACACCCCCTCCACCGAGGCCTTCATGGTGGTCAAGGCGCTGGCCCTGTTCACGTCGTCTGACGTGCCGTAGAAGATCTTGGCCAGGCCGAAGCACTCACGGATCTCTTCGTTGGCGGCTGCCATGCTGGAATCGTACGTGGTATCCGTACCCTGCCCCTTCCCGAACTCTGTGATCGTCAACGTGGGAGGGGCCACACCTTGAACGGCCTGCGCCGCATGGAGCATGAGCACTCGGCTGTGTTCTCCGCCCTTGACGCCCTTGACGAACTTGGCGATGGCATCGGCCACTGCGTTTCCATCGGCCGGCTTCCCGCCCGTCATGACGACTCCCATCTTGGGCGTCGTGTCGTTTTTGAACCAACGGTAATTGCGCAGGCCCAGGGCGAAGCTGGTCATGAGTGCAACCTGTGCGGGGGCAGGAACAGGAACCCCGTAGTAGGGGTCTTCTGGGCCGTAGTTCATGACCTGAATCATGCGGTTCGCACGGATGGCGCCACGCTTGTCTTCCCACTCCTTACCGGTGAGGGAGTCGAGTTCTCTGTGGGATTCGAGTGGCGTGAAGTAGACGTACTGCCCGGTCGGTCCAACCTGAACGAAGTCACCGTTCCCAGTGCGTCTGGTCTGCTTTGCCGGCGCATGGCGCAGCCCGATGATCTTGCTGCGGTCCGTGCTGTCCATGATGCACTCGATGTAGCCTGACCCAGTGGACAGACGGTCCTTCTCCGCCCTTG